GAGTTCTTATGAACACACGCAATAAAGTCCCTAAGGAGGACTCTAAACAAAATGCTTATATCAATAAGCGCCACAGATCTAATGGAAGTGCTGCTGGTCCTAGCAGCGTTTCTCTTAATGGTGGCTCGGACCTTAGGACCACAACTCCTCGCCAGGTGGCTGAAAAAGCCATCATCGCCTCAGGACTTCGAGTTAGTGTTGAAGCTACTCGATCTTATACGTTCGGAGGCATCGCAATTGTCCCGTTTTCAAAGGTCAATATCGGACCAAGATATCCCACAATCTATGCACCCCAGTATAGAGCAGAACGAAAAGCGGGAATGACGCTGTTTGGCCAGCATATCGATACTGATAGTTGGCTTAATGATGTTCGAAGCCTAATACATGAAGGTAAGGCTAAAATGCATTCTGATTTAGCTACGATCGAATCAGACCTTGTCTCTGATAAGTATGAACAGGGACGCGGCATGTTCAATCCGTTAAGATTTCTTGCCAGGTTAATAGCAATGCAAGCCAGGTACTATAATTACTCCCTTGGTAACAAGGTTCTTAGTAATATAGCTAACTTCAATATTAGAAGTATTCAGCCAATCGTAGTTGGGGCAGTAGTGCTGAATAACCCCAAGTCTAATTATGGTTTTCCATATATTAGGCGGATGGATGATACGCTGTTAAAACAAGCGTATGCAGACGCAGGGGTATATATCCACCAGCCGAAGGATTGGTTAGATTCTATTATTAGTATCTTTTCCAGAGCACAGTCCCAGGGCAGACCAGTCTGGGCTCCACCCAAACCAGTTGTAATAGGCCAGCTAACGTACTGGCAGCCTGCAAGTGATAGGTTAGCTGACAACTTGGAGTGCCTTAAGGGTGACCTTCGTGTCGTCAATGAGCGTATGCATCGCGTACGTACTTCTAAAGGCAAATGGAAGGTAAGCATTGATGCGTCATCATTTGATTCAAGCGTTCGGAAGGTGGAAATACAAGCTTGTAATAGTAAAATCGGTGGTGACATGAGACTGGAAGTAGGTACCAAGATTGGTACTGGAAGTCCAGCCGCAATCGGCCAAGGTGTACTCATCCGTACCTTAGCACATGGGCTAGCAAGCGGGGGTGGTGATACGTCACCTGTTGGTACCATGGTGGAGTGGGCACGGCTACAAGCCGGAGGTTCTGGTGATCAGGTGAATTCATCTGATGATGGGATTAAAAGCACCGATGATCCAAAAGAGTTTATCGGCCGATTAAATCGAACAGGTACTGTAGCACTAGAACAAGAGCAGTATGTGTTCGCAAACAGCGTTACAGCTCTGCAACTGTACCAAGGTCCGAAGACAGAAGTATGTCATGGGTTCCTCTACCGCATGGGAGTACACTGTGTGTATCTTGAGAGTTCTAAGGATGATGAAGATACGCAGCTTAGTCTGGCTACCGAGCAAGATATTGCTTTGGTGCAGCGGATGGCCAATATTATTAGGCACCCATTGGGGCCTGATTTTATTAAGTTGTTCATTAAACACGCTAAGCAAGGTGGTTACTGGTTTCGAACGTCAAAGGACGAGATCCGAACTCAGTCGTTAAATAAACTGCATTTGCGGTTAAAACGGAGAGCG